TCATAATAAGCCTAATATCACAATGAAGGGAGGTACGGTGCTACGTAGAGCCCCTATTGCTGCTTCTAATCAAGGACAAGCAATACGAGGACAGCATCCTACTTTCTTAGTAGTAGATGAAAGCCCATTGATTGATGATAAGTTATTCATTGATAATGTAGAACCTTCCATATTATCTAATAAGGCTCCATTTATCAACTTGGGAACTCCAAAGAGCAAAGAGAACCACATGTATAGATATCTTTATGACGAAGATTATGAAGATTCATTTGAAAGATTACACTTTACATGGAGAGATGCTGTAAAGAAGGGTAGAGCCTACGCACCTCCTTATGATGAAGAAGATATGTTACAGAAGATGACAGAATGGGGAGAAGACTCTATATATTGGAGAACAGAATATGAGTGCCAGTTTGTAGAATCAACGAGTAATATATTCAACCCCGAAATACTTAAGAAATGTTTTATTGACCAACAGTTTGCTGAATATGGTACACCATACCCTAACTGTGTTGTAGGTGTAGATATAGGTAAATCTGTGAATTCTACTGTTATTAGTGTATGGGCTAATGAAAAAAATGATGAAGGTAATATTGCAAATCTAATTTACTTAGAAGAGATAGGACCAAAGACAGGAGGTCATGATATACCGTATCAACGTAAACGTATAATGGATGTAGCTACCAATTTTGGAGCAAAAAGAGTAATTATTGACGCTACAGGTATAGGTGGTGCTATTGAACAAGATATAAGAGTAGACTGCATACAAGCAGAAATACATTTTATACCTTTCGTATTTACAGGAGGACCGAAGGGTACTAAAACACAGGTCTACAGAGACCTAGTGTCATACGTCCAACAAGGTCAAGTTAAGGTACCAAACCCTAAATACCTACCCCCAAACGATGCAAAACTAGTGAATAAGTGGTATAAAGAACATGTAAATCTAGAATATACAATGGATGCAGCCAATAAAACAGAAAAGATAGCTGCACCAGATGGTAAACATGATGACTATTGTGACAGCTCTGTGATAGGAATACATGCCTGTTTAGGTATGTTACCACCCGAATCATCGTTCGCATCAGTGAATATTAACCGTTCTACACACATTCCAGCCAAGAAAACAGCATCAGGGCCTGTTTTTGGTAAAACTACGAGAAATTTCAAGGTTAATAAGCACTCTCCGGGCGGAATTTAGCGAAAGCTTTATATACTGCCGCGTATTATATTTATACGATAGCTATGGCTCTAAGAGATTATTGGCCTTTCAATAGGCGGAGTTTCGCAACTAAAGGGACTAATCCACCGTTCACTAAGGATAATCCACGCTCCTTCGGAGATGGAGTAATACGCCGGATTCAATTGCAGTCCAATGCCTTCGGGCGTGGTGATGCGATGAAAGAACCGCAGGTTGGCGATTATCGAACGTACATGAATG